AGTATTTGTGAATAGATGTCTACTACGCCACCAACTGTAACAATATACACAGTATCATTGACCAAGTTAGCGGTTGGGTTGAAGGTAAGTATTTTCCCTGTTGGATCCCAAGTTTTGGCACCGGCAACAATTACACCGGCAGCAGATGCGACAACAACTGCCTCACGTTCGATTTCGTTATTGAATGTGAGAACAATATTCGCATTGATTGCAATATCGATCGCGTCGTCAAGAGGACTGATTGAAGATAATGCCAACGCATCTGGTGCACCAGCTGCAAATAAGGCTGCAATTTCATCAGGTAAAGGAAGACGTGGATCAACCCCTACGGCTCCAAATAAGATCACCTCAAGGGCTGCTAATGTTGGCGCGTCAACCTTCGTAGAGTCGATAGTCAAAGAAGCAGTCGGCCTGAATCCAGTAACAATCTCAGGTATCGTTGTAATCGCCCAAGAGAACGTAATTGCTTCAGGAGCGTCGTTTATAGACGCATAACCCTTCTCGGAAGGGGCGGCGTTAGCACCATAAATCAGATGAAGTTTATAACCAAATTCTACTCCTAAAGCATCATTACCAAGAGACGTTCTGTAACACAAACCAAACATTTTTCTACTTTGTTGGTTAGCTACAACTCCGACAGCAAGTGCAACAGAACCATCACACTCAGCGAATTCGTCAGGGTAAGTGTAGGCCTCAATAGTTGCGCCGAACTGTTCAGCAGAGATCAGGTTAAGATATTTCAAGTCATCCGCATAAAGTGGCGAAGCTTCTGCCCCGGAAGGACTCTCAGTAACGGCAGTTAAACCGTTCCAAACAACTCCCACGGGATAGAGCCCAGTAACGACGTCTCTAACATACAGGACACCATTACGTACACCAGTTTCATAAAACCGTTTACCTATTTCGTCCCAAACAAGTATACTCATTTGTTATTACCCCCTTTTTTAATAATAAATATTGTAAATGTCATGGTTAAGATTGCCTGCCGTAAAATGTCTATCAAATATACATTTTGGCAATTGCCCAACCTTATCCGGAATAAGACTATCTGGATTTGGATCGATTACAGTAACTTGATACTGCTTATTGATAATATAAGGATTGTCATCCGCAAAAGCGGTATCAATGTCGCTGCGCCTATAGACAATACAAGGATAGTTCAACTTGACTGTCGCTGGAGGTTGAAAATATACATTATCACTCCCCAGAAGGTTCTCAAGGATCGTCTGGAGGGATAGGCGTTGGCCCATTATATACACCCCCTATAGTCAAGATAAGACGGGGCCTCTGAACTTCTACGTTAGTAATCTTCCAAAGAACCCCCATCCATTTAACATATCGCATTGCATGAAAGTGTTGAGAGGCAAAGGGATCAGCGACAATGCTGATTGTGTTGTTAATTGTGAGATTGTCGTTAAGACCTTCCCCTGCCTCCAAACGACGTGTATTCTTAAACACATCACCGAAGTAATTACGTTCAGTAACGACATCAGTCCACACGCCAGGCGCAGTTTCGGATGTTTCAGCATAACCGATTTCTCCATAAAACTTTGCCATTATATCACCTCACTCCCATTTTGAAGCCTCTGTTAGAAACTTATGTAGCGATTATTCCTAAACCGGCAGTCTCTCGATGATCAGAGCGGATTTCGGCCTAGTCAAAGCACCAGAGATACGAGTTTCGATCAGATACTTGTACTGATTGTAGTCAATGTCGAAATCATCGAACATTGCAATCTGACCGCCCTTGTCGGCACCAATGGTGTAATCCTTCAGGTTAACAACGATACCAAGAATCTGATGTTCGTCATCACCAACCATACGTACAGCTTCATTCATAGGTTCAACTTCAATGATCTTGCTAACGCGAAGAACAGAAGCCAATTCCTGCATCGTTTTATACATACGATGTCCCTGCTTATCCTTTACGAGGAGCATATCAGTGAGAAGATCGGTAGAAGTATAAAGAGCCGGAACGCCCGAACCCTTGTAATACTTCCTGGCACGAATAAATTCGTCAATAACTTCATCAGTAGTCATATCATCCGCAACTTCAACTCTATGCACGAAGACATTTCCATCATCCATAGCGATCGGGCGAACATTACCTTCGTTGATTTTGTCCTCGTCACCAACAATTCTGCCATCACCGATAAGAACTGCACGAGCGATTTCCTCATCCAGCATTCCACGCATTTCTTTCTTCAACCATACAACTACATCAAAGTCAGTGATGTCAACCATATCATCACGGTCGAGTTTCTGCTTCTTATAGATCGTTGTTGGAGTTGTTATCCTTTTCGTCAAAGGAATAACTTCTTCCTTCTTAAGATTGCCTGTAACATAGCCCTTTGCTCTTGCGTCTTCAACACTCAGGTCGGCAAAGCGAGTCCTAATTCTTGCAAACGGAGTATGAGTGGTATCGGAAAGAACATCCGCAACCCAAGCGTCTAAACGTTTAATGGTAACAGGACCACCGGGTTCAACATCTCTTGCGTCCGGGAAAAGGACATCGATGGGGTTAAACCCATACTCTTCGGCGTGAACTATAAAACTCTCCTTTAAAGATCCGCAACGCTTAGCATCGCCAAGAATTGTTGCCATCTGATCAGGCGTCAGAACGTTCTTGGAAACTTCCTGAGTTGACTGGTCAAACACATTTGTTTTCATAATTGTTTCTCCTTTTTTATCAGTATTTGAATGTTTTGCAGCTCCGGGTGCAGCACCAGCCTCTTCCAAAGCGGCCCCGATCAGATAGTAAACTACCTTTTTCTGGTCTTCATTAAAAGTATCAAAAACCTGTTTAACAGTGGCATCATCTTTCGCATGCTGAATGAGCTTGTCATTTTTATGCTCAAGAGATCCCTCTTCTTTTTTGTCGCCAGTTGCATGAGCAATCATGGCACAAACAACCTTTTTCTGGTCTTCGTTGAGGGTATCGAAAACCTCAGCAACCGTCCGATCTTCCTTATGAGAAGCGGAATTATCCCCATTTGTAAAGTTCAAACCGGTATAGATGATAGCCTCGGAATCATCTTCCGTGAAAGAACCATCAGCATGTGAAAAACTGAGATTATCAATTAGTGCTCCCGGATTAGCTCCAGAAAGCACCAGACTTACCTCACGAATGGCTCCATGTATAACTTGCTTCAACTTTTCTTTAAGTTGATTAGCATAGATAGACAATGAGGAAATATCTCCGTGGGCAACAAGTTCTTTGGTGTTCTTTCCCGCTGCGGTATCGTTGAATTTGCCATAACAATAAACACCATCTTCACGATTTTCAAGAACAGCGTGACCAAGAACATTGGCAGGTTCATTGTGAAGATGCTGCCATACCAGTGGGACCGTTTGACCGTCCTGGTCTTTAAATGCATCTTTAAGAATTGTACGTCCATCAGAGCACTTAAGACCATTCTTAGTGGCATACCCACTAAAGTCGTATTGGATCTTTGACATGAGTGTGTCCTCCTAACTTTTTGATTTTAGTTTTGCCAAATTGTCTGCAATAAACTTCTGTTTCGCATCCGTATTATCACCAGACTTTTTTCCTTTTTTTAATTTGGTAGATTTCCCAGCAATGTTTGTCATGATGTTGTCATATTCTTTATTTAACGTCTCTTCAGTTGAAGTATTAAGGGTTTCTTTTATCTCCTTAATTTTCTCACGAACTGATGAAATAGTTGTTTTAAGATTCTCTACAACAACTTTTCTTTCATGGCCTGCATTAATTTGACTGATAATCTTTTTAATCATTTTTTTAAGTTTTCCTGAGATTCTTTGCCGAACAGAAGTAGTTTTAGACCTTAACCTTTTGATTTCAGCAGTAGAAGATGTTTGAATTTCTTCAATTTTCTGCTTTTTTTCAGTCATTACTCCTTCCTTAACATAGTTCCAAGTCTTCTTTTGCTCATCACTCATACCAGATGTACTACGACCTTTTAATTCCTTAGTACGTTCATAATAATCGTGAGCTTTCGTGGGGTCATAATATTGAGAAGAGTATACATGCATAAACTCTTCT